CAATGACAATCCTTTCACAAGTCCGTCAACCTTTAGCAACTGCCCTTGCATCTGTTGCAGCTAATGTGTTTGCCTATGTGCCAGAGTCAATTCCTGCTCCAGCCGTAGTAATCGTTCCAGATTCTCCGTACATGGAATTTCAGACCATTGGGAGCAATTCAACATTCCGCGCTCGGATCAATATGACCATCACATGCGCGGTTGCATATAACTCAAATCCAGCAAGCCTAGACAATCTAGAGCAACTGGTAACAAGTGTAGTCAGCCTCATTCCATCAGGATATGAACTGACTGCGGTCGATAGACCAACCGTAACTACCGTAGGAGCAGGGCAACTGCTCGTAGCAGACATTCGTGTTGCTACTTACTACACCCAATCATAAGGAGCACAAGTGGCAACAACAGTAATCACAGGGCGCGACTTAGCCTTGACTATCGACTCAAAAAGTTACGATGCTCAAGCTCTTAGCGCAACACTAGAAACAACTTTGGATCGTCAGGCATACGAGACCCTAGATGGTCGCGTGTACAAGACAATCGATACAAACGCAACAATGACATTGAACATTCTTGCAGACTGGGGTGCATCAGCTGGTGCTGGCACATTCTCACTTTGCGAACTTCTATGGACTGCTGCTAACTCAGCACCAGACACAGCATTGGCTTACACATTTACAGCTGCAACAGGTGCAGTATTCACAGGCAATCTTTATCCATCATTCCCAGCAGCAACTGGTAATGGTAAGGATGCACAAACTGTGACATTCACACTACAATGCACAGCAAAGCCAACTTTAACAATTAGTTAATGACGAAAAACGGGAGCAAACAATGAGATTACCAATCACAATTACATATAACGATGGCGAGCAGATCACAGTAGTAGCTCAGCCGCCAGAGTGGGCTAAATGGGAAAGGGAGACTGGACACTCGACCACAAAGTTCAATGAAGTCGCAGGAATCTGGGATTTATTGTTCTTAGGCTTTCACACTATCAAGCGTGAAGCAGGTGGTCGTCCAGTTAAACCTTTCGATGGCTGGATGGATACTGTTGCCGATATTACAGTCGGTGAGTCAGACCCAAAAGCCATGAGCCAGGAAGCATCAGCCGACTCCTAATCGAAGTGGCTATTGCCACAGGAATCCCGATGAGTGAATGGCAAAGCGCAGAGGACATATTAACGGCACTTGAAGTATTAAAGGAGAGAGATGGCAACTGATCCAATCAGTTATGATCGCCGCGAACTTCGCGCTATTACTTCAGCGTTCAAAGCAATGTCTGATCAAGCAATCGATGAAGCCAAGAAGGAATCATCTGCATTGGCAGAGTTTGCAGCAGGCAAAATCAAGGACAAAGCTGCTACTCGCACAGTCTCACCAATAGCAGCTCAAAGAATTGCAAGTGGCGTAAAGATTTCTAAGTCATCTAAAATCGGTGAGTTCTCATACGGCTTTGCTTCACAGAAGTTCTCAGGCGGTGGAACTACTCGCGATCTGCTTTACGGCATGGAGTTCGGTTCTAATCGCTTCAAGCAATTCCCATCTCGAACACCTGTCAAGGGTCGAGGCAATTCAGGCTATTTCATCTACTCAACTTTGAGAGAGATTCAGCCTCAGATAGTTGCACAATGGGAAGATGCGTTCTCTCGCATTATCAAGGAGTATAACTAATGGCTGGCAATAGAACCCTCAAGCTCTCCATCCTTGCAGATGTCGATGACCTAAAGAAGAAACTTGATACATCTTCAAATGAGGTGGAAGGCTTTGCAGGTAAATTAGAAAAGTTTGGCAAAGTAGCAGGAGCGGCATTCCTTGCTGCTGGTGCTGCTGCTGCTGCCTATGCCGGCAAATTAGCCGTTGATGGCGTTAAGGCTGCAATCGAAGATGAAGCTGCTCAGGTTCGTTTAGCAACATCTTTGGAGAATGTGACTGGAGCAACAAAGGCACAGATCAAAGAGACTGAGTCCTATATTCTTAAGACTGAATTAGCCTACGGAATTACAGATACAAAACTTCGTCCATCGCTAGATCGTTTGGTTCGATCAACAAAAGATGTCGAGGAAGCTCAGAAGCTACAGACTTTGGCAATTAACATTGCTACCGGTACTGGCAAGGATTTACAGGCAGTCTCAGAAGCATTGGCAAAGGCACACGATGGAAACTTTGCAGCGTTGAAGAAACTTGGTGTATCCATCGATGCCAACATTATTAAGTCCAAAGATTTTGAGGGCGCAACTGCTGAACTAGCCAAGACATTTGAAGGTCAAGCCACTAAACAAGCTGAGACATTCCAGGGTCGCATGGATCGACTCAAGGTAGCATTTGAAGAAGGCAAGGAAACAATTGGAGCCAAGTTATTACCTATCATTGAGGACTTGGTCAATATCATTGTGGAAAAGGTCATTCCTAATCTAGGCAAGTTTGCTGCTTATTTTGATCCAATCAAAAAAGCCATCATGGATAACAAAGAAACATTTCAAGCCTTTGGTAAGTTTATTGTCGATTACATTGTGCCAATCCTCAGCTTCACACTATCCAACGCATTCAAGGTAGTTGGAGTTGTGGCAGGTAATATTCTCAACATTATTGGCGATGTCATTGACGGAATTACTAGAGCAGTAGGCGTAGCAATTAGCGCAATCAATGCTGTGATCAAGGCATACAATGCCATTCCGCTATTGCCTAACATTCCTACTATTGGCGCACCATCTGGATCAACAAGTTCTAAAGTTGCAGTTCCGTCTGGTCCCGATGCTGCTCGCGCAGCTGCATCTAACTCAACTGCTACCACAGTCAATAATATAACAGTCAATGGAGCAATCGACCCTGCATCTACTGCTCGTCAGATTTCAACTATTCTTAAGACTGAAGCCAATACCAGCGGAACTTTCAGTGGGCTTGGCAAAAGTAGTTTTGCGGTGGCTTAATGGCTTGGGATCCAAATTGCTCGGTTGTTATCGATGGAACAGAGTTTTCATCTAAGGCTGTTAATACCGTCTCTGTAACCTATGGGCGCAACTCCTATTGGGAACAAGCTCGTACAGGCTATGCCAACATAGAGATAGCCAACTGGGATAATTCAGATTATGGCTTTGAGATTAACGACTCAGTGGTAGTCAAAGTCGATAACGCAACTCCTACAGCCAGAACAGTATTCACAGGCAAAATCACCAGCATTGCCACAAGCATGGCAGCCGTTGGCACAGTCAATGAAGTCTCACTTATTACCATCGCAGCCGTTGGACCATTTGCCAAGATGGCTAGAACTATCATCGGTGGCTCAGGATATTCACGCGAGATGGATTCGACTCGCATGACCAATATCTTGACAGATGCAGGCGTTACAATCGACACAGTAGATTCACCTGGCATTTATGAATTCGATGCAGCTGCCAATCTTTCAACTGATGCCTACCAATGGGCTGCTAAATATGCTGCTATGGCTAACGGCTACATTTACGAGACGACAGACGGCAAAGTTGGATTTGCTAATGAGTCACGCAGAACTACAGCAGTGGCTGCAACTGGGTATATGACAATTCCAGAGAACTACATTCTATGGAGATCAGTAGCATCATCTAAAGGCTTACAGGACATCCTCAACTCTATTACCTTGACTTATGGCTCAGGTACTAAGACATCCTCTGATTCAGCCTCTATCGCCTCTTATGGGCTTTTAGGAGCATCTGTACAGACTGAACTACATCACGCAGCTGAAGCCCAAGAACTAGCCGACAAGTATGTGGCACTTCGCAGAGTACCTCGACTCAATATGTCCTCATTCACGATTCAGTTAGATTCCCCTAATATCTCATCTGCCAACTTAGATACATTCCTACAGATGACTATGGGCAAGGCAATCAGCATAACTGGACTGCCAGTGCCACTTATGCCAACAAACTATTATGGATTCGTAGAGGGCTGGACTCTGCAAGTCTCACGCAATCAAGCTGCAATCTCACTACTCACCAGCGAATCAAGTTACTCAATCCAGCCTACACGCTGGCAAGATGTGAACGCTGCCCTTGCATGGAATGCAGTCGGGGCTGCGGTACAATGGGCTACATACGACTAGGAGAAATGAATGGCAACTACAACTAATTTCAGCTGGGCAACCCCAGATGACACAGCATTGGTCAAATCAGGGGCATCGGCAATCCGTACTCTTGGTTCATCTGCTGACTCAACCGTTCAAGATCAAGTCATTGCCGCATTGATGGGAGCCTACTAATGGCAAATACAGCTAAAGCACTATTTCGTGGAGCAGCAACTACTACGACCACGACAACCCTTTACACAGTGCCATCAAGCACTACAGCAATCATTACCAACATTGCAGTCACTAACACTGGCTCATCTGCTTATACTTTCACAATGGCATTGGATGACATTGCTATCCACACCACAACAGCCATTGCAGCTAACTCAACAATTTACATTGATCTAAAGCAGACTCTAGCCACAACCAAAACAATCAAAGGTGGAGCATCGAACACAGCAGTGAATTTCCACATCTCAGGGATGGAGATCGCGTAATGGGTTCAACGACAATTCCAGCGGCTAGTGCAAATGCTTCAGATAATTGGGTTTCAATTTCATCTGTTACAGCAAGTGGAACTTCCACATCATTTACATCCATTTCTGGATATAAAAAATTAATGCTCAGAGGAGCAAGTTTAAGTGCATCGAGCAACACTGCATGGACTATCACATTCAACTCCGACACAGGTGCAAAATATGATTATTCTTATGCTTATGCTGATTTTAGTGCCTCTAGCACCTATGGTGTTTCAACAGTAGTTGGGAACGGGAATATCGCTTTTCCAACCAACATGGGTTCAAATGTTATGTTAATGATTACGATAAATAATACTGATACTACTGGTCTTAAAACACTATCAGGTGCTTGGGCTGGATTTAGTGGTTCAAATCAAAGAGGTAATAACATTATTGGAAGTTATCTTGCATCAGCATCAATTAGCACAATAACCGTAGCAGCTGCAGCAGGCGGCATGGGCGGAACTTTATCTCTTTACGGAGTGGCAATATGACAAAGAAATTGAAGAAATTTGGTATTGAGGTCAATGTCCAGACTGGCGAAATAACTGAGGTTGAAGTAATTGACGAAGCCGCGCCTGAGTAAATCTGCAATCCAGCTGAGAGAACAGATCGATGACAGTTTCCCAGATAGAGATAGAGCTTCCGATG